TGTGTGCGCACATTGGGCGGTCTAAGTGCGCAGAGTTCGACGATGCGTGCAAATCCAGGTGTGTGCAACGTGCTCGGCTCATTTCAACGTGAGTATCGAGCAAAATCACGATCCAATGTAGGTCCTACCTATATTCAGGATGCAGTTGTGCGCGCTGGTTATAAGATCGAACGTACGGCCCCACCAATGGTAGCTAAGTCGTGGATCTTGGCACTGAATGACATGACTAGACCTGTAACTTTGATGCGTGAAGACGTATTGAAGCAGGCAACGGCCATGTTCATCAGTGACACTGAGTTAGCTGGGTTGGGTAATGTGCATGTATTGTCGCTCCATGTGGCTATCAATGGTAGTCCGGGGGTAACGTACTGCGATAAGCTCAATCGCAATTCTAGTGCAGGTGCACCGTACAAGAAAGGCAAGAAACACTTCATGTATTTCCTTGATGAGGCAATGAGCACAGACATGGATGTGGTAGATGAGATCAAGGATACAGTTCGTGATATGATCACCACTTATGAGAGTGGTGAGCGTGTTCATGCAATTTATGTAGGCCATCGTAAAGATGAGCCTATTACCTTCGACAAGGCAGTGGCGGGGAAGGTGAGAGTCTTCACTGCTTCTGGTTTGGCGTACTCGTTGGTGGTGCGGAAGTACCTGTTGTCCGTCATCATGCATATGCAGCACCATCGCTATGTGTATGAGACAGGACCAGGAACTATTGTGCAGAGCCTTGAGTGGGACGATCTCATGCGTTATGTGACGAAGCATGGGAATGACACCTTGATTGCTGGTGACTATTCAAAGTTTGACAAGCGGATGCCGGCTAATGTGATCTTGGCGGCATTCGATATCATTGTGGATCTGTGCGCTCGTGCGGGCTACTCTGAGAAGGAATTGAAGGTAGTGCGTGGAATTGCTTATGACACGGCATTTCCTACGGTTGACTTTGATGGCGATCTTGTGGAGTTCTTTGGGAGTAATCCTTCAGGGCATCCCTTGACGGTCATTGTGAATGGTTTGGCTAACTCGTTGTATATCCGGTATTGCTGGATTGTATTACGAGAGCCTGTACCGTTGATGGTGGGGCATATGCGCGAGTTTAAAGCGTGTGTGAATTTGATGACCTATGGTGATGACAACATTATGGGCGTATCGAAGTTGGCACCGTGGTTTAATCACACCAGCATTCAAAAAGTGCTGGCAGACATGGATATTGGGTACACCATGGCTGATAAGGAGGCCGAGTCAGTCCCGTATATCACCCTGGCGCAAGTAAACTTCTTGAAGAGAACTTGGCGTTGGGATGAGGACATTGGTGCCCACGTTGCACCTTTGGATCATGCGTCCATCGATAAGATGTTGACAGTGTGTACGAGATCAAAAAACGTGACACCCGAGGCTCACGCAGTGGAGGTCATCAAGACCGCTGTGCGTGAGTACTTTTGGTATGGGAGAGAAACATTCGAAAGAAAGCGGGAACTTTTCCAGTCCATCGTGACTGAGTGTGAGCTCGAGAACTATGTGGAAGCTGCTACATTCCCTGAATGGAGCGAACTTTACGTAGCGTTTTGGGTAAGTTCTAGACACGTAAAAAGTTTTAATAAGATGCTACCCGCAGCATTGAAAAAACAATTTGAGGACGGCTTTGCAAGCCCCTTCATCTCATTAGTTGCTACTCAACCGACAGGAAAGGAGGCCGACCGAGAAATCGGCCAAAGTTGTCCAGGCGTACTAGAACGTCTGGTTGGCGGTGGTTCAATTAACCACCCCTTGCAGAAGTGTAAG